TTTTTATACAAGGAAGTCCTGAGTTAGATGCATATAAACAACAACAAGATAGCGATGATAACGAAGTTGATACAACTACTCGTCCTCATCCTAGTGATGCAACTATAAGTGAGTTAGGACAATTAATAGCTGAGTCTAGTAAAGGGGGAGGAAGTTTACTTGAAATGATTCCCGGTATTACAGGTGCAGTTACAGGTAAATTAGCTCAAGATCATCGTGATGATATTACTAAAGCACTAGATACATTTATAGGACAATCTACAAGTGTAGCTAATAAAAGAGCAGCACAAGTTATGAAAGATATATGGACTAACGCAGATTTAACAGCTAAAGATAGAAAAGAAGCTATATCTAAAGCAGGTCTGTACACTGGACCATCTATGAAAAATGCACTTGGTGTAAAAGCAGGTAAGTTCGGAAGTGAAAATTGGTATGGATTAACTCCTCAAGACGAAATAGATAAAATGTTTGGAACTTCAGACGATCTTGAAAAAGTATTAGAGAGTGAAAGAAGCACAATTAAAGATGCAAATCAAGCTAGAATAGATAAAATAAAAAAAGAAGCAGAAGATAGCAATCAAACTGTAGCAGAAACTTATCAACAAGATAAAAAAGAAAAACAAAAACAAAGAGATGAAGCAGAAGAAAATAGACAAGAAGCAGAACGACAAGAAGAACAAGCTAATAAATCTTCTGGCTCAGATTCTAGACCTGATAATAGTGCCTCTGCTTATAGTGGTAGTGTGCAAGGTAAAGAATTTGGAATGAATAAAGGTGGACTAATAAAAAAACGAACTAAAAAGAAAACTAAAAAATAACTACAAGGCAAAACAACTATAAGGCTACCCGGTGATGCTGGCCCCAACATAAAAGGAATATAATATGCCCGAACTATCAACTATGGAAACACCTAAGACTGCTGGCTTTGTTGACAGCAAACACTCTAATGCAAATAGACGCAGAGCAGAAAAAGAAGAAAAAGAAATAGAAGAACTTCTTAACTCTCGTAAAGAACAAACAGAAGAAGTAGAAGTCGAAGAAAAAGTAGAAGCTACTAAAGAAGCAGAAAAAGTAGAAGCTAAAACAGATGACGATACAGAGTTAACACGAGAAGAAAAAACGTACAAGAAGCGGTATGATGATCTTCGTAGACACCAGAACAAATTGGTTGAACAAGTTAAAACTTTAGAAGCTAAACTATCTGACTCTTCAAACTTTACTGCTCCTACAACTGAAGCTGAGCTAGAAGCATGGAAAGAAAAATATCCTGATGTAGCTAACATTGTAGCTGCTCTAGCTAAAAAAGAAGCTAAAGCTATGTATGATGCAGCCGATGAAAGGCTTACTCGTCTAGATGAAATTGCAGCAAATGCTAATAGATCTAAGGCTGAAGCAGAAATACGAGCTATACATTCTGACTTTGATGAGCTAAAAGAGAGTGATGCATTCCATGATTGGGTAGATGTACAACCTAAATGGGTTAAAGATGCCTTATATGTAAATGAAGACGATCCTGCTTCTGTAGCACGAGTAATTGATCTTTACAAAGCAGACAACAACATAGTTAACAAAACAAAAAAAGCATCAGCTAAAAAAGCAGCTACAGCTATTGTCACTAAAAAAGGACGTACCTCTGTAGATGCAGATGATGTTAGTGGTAAAATTACAGAGTCTGACGTAAATAGAATGTCAGCTAAAGAATACGAAGATCGTTCCGATGAAATAATGGAAGCGATGCGTACAGGGCGATTTGTCTACGATATGACAGGTGCAGCCCGATAAAAAAAGTGTTGACAAAATTGTCGCACTTTGATATAACTAGTACTACCTATAAAAATTAGTGGCCCTTTTAAATAAGCTACCCACAGTTTTATATTTTAAACACAAAGTCTAAACTAATCAATAAGACCTACCTGATACCAAAGGCCCAATAAAAGTTAAGAATAGCTAGTCTTGCTTGAATTGCACCCTGACCGTTCAGCCTCTTATTACTACCGTTTAGCTTAATTCGTAAGCCAAACATCCATAGGAGGAATTTAACATGGCTTTTTCAACAGCAGCAGGTTATGGTAACCTGCCAAACGGAAACTTTTCTTCGATTATCTACTCGAAGAAAGTACAGGTTGCTTTTCGCAAGTCTACCGTAGTTGGAGATATTACTAACTCTGATTACTTCGGTGAAATTGCGTCACAAGGCGATACTGTTAAAATAATAAAAGAACCTGAAATCTCAGTTAAGGCATATGCTCGTGGTACAACTATTCTACCACAAGACCTTGACGATGAGGACTTCTCGTTGACAATCGACAAATCAAACTACTTTGCTTTTAAGATTGACGACATTGAAGAGGCACACAGCCACGTAAACTTTATGCAACTTGCTTCTGATAGAGCAGCATATCGTTTGGCTGACCAGTACGACCAAGATGTATTGGGATACTTGTCAGGTTTTAAACAATCATCAATTCACGGATCACCAGACACAGTTAACGCAACTGTAAATGGTACTGTGGCAGTTTCAACTGCAGGAACAGATGAACTTCTTTCCAGCATGAAACTAGTAAAAGGTGACTTCGGTAACATTACTACTAGTTCAGCAGGGACTCACTCGATTCCTCTGACTCCACGTATGCCGGGTGCAACATCCTTGCCAACAGCTACAGCCTCACCAATGATGGTTGTGTCTCGTATGGCTAGACTACTTGATCAACAGCAAGTTGATTCAGGTGGACGTTGGTTAGTTGTAGATCCAGTGTTCATGGAGATGTTGCGTGATGAAGATTCTCGTCTTCACAATGCAGACTTCGGAGCATCAGGAAGTATACGTAATGGTCTAGTTGTTAACAACTTAGGCGGTTTCAGAGTATACAGTTCAAGCAACTTACCTGCAGTTGGTACAGGTCCGGGTACTTCTGGTACAGCGAACCAAATTGCTAACTACGGTGTAATTGTAGCTGGACATGATTCTGCTGTTGCTACTGCAGAGCAGATCAACAAAACCGAATCATATCGTGATCCTGACAGCTTTGCTGACATTGTTCGTGGTATGCACTTATATGGTAGAAAGATACTTCGTCCTGAAGCTATCGTTACTGCCAAATATAACGCAGCATAAGGGGAGATTAAAAAATGGCTACTATAACATCACTTTTACTTCCTGCAACAGGTAACTCCAACAGAGGCCGTATGCCTTATCAAGTTGAGTTAAGTATTGACCTGACTGCACAGGCTATTGATTGTTCTTCTGGTGACGTAGTACAATGTATTACACTACCAGCGAATACTCATATCCTTCATGCTGGTGTTCAAGTTGTAGAATCTGCAACAATGGACACAGGTACAAATGCTACTATAACATTGGGTGCAGCAGACGCTGACGAATATGTTACAGCATTTGATATTGATGGTGCGTCAGACTTGGCATATGCTCCAAGTGTTACACCTTCAGCAGAAGTTGTTCTGTCTTCAGCAGACACACTAGACCTAACTTTTGCAGGTGACGGTGCTACCTTCTCAGCAGGTAAACTTAGAGTTTACGCTCTATTGATGGACGTTTCCGAACAAGGAAGCTCATCAGCTAATGAAGTCGATAGAGACACATTGGCATAATAAAAGCATATTGGGGGCTGGGTCTAACTTGGCCCCCTACGCTTATTTTAAACTATGAAAGATATTTAGATGGCAGAAACATATCTAACTTTAACTAATAAAGTACTTGCAAGACTAAACGAAGTTGAATTAACTAGTTCGACTTTTTCATCGTCTAGAGGTATTCAAACACAAGCTAAAACTGCTATCAATGAAGCTGTAAGATATATAAATCAAAGAGAATACAACTACCCTTTTAATCACGAAACAAAATCACAAACACTTACGGCAGGAGTAGTTAGATACTCATTACCTACAACCACTAAAGTTGTAGATTACAACACATTTAGAATAGTTAAAGATAGTGACTTGGCAGTTAGTGGAGGCCAACTTTCTATCTTAAATTATAATGACTACGTAAGTAGAGCCATAGAACAAGAAGATGAAATAACAACTACAACATTAAATGGATCACACTCTGACTCAGTAACTACACTAACACTTACATCAACTACAGGATTTGACTCTTCAGGTACTGCCCATATAGGTAACGAAATTATATCTTATACAGGAACATTAGGTAATGATCTTACAGGTGTAACACGAGGTGCAAGCTCTAGTACTGCATCTGCTCACGCTAGTGGAGTTACAGTTGCACAGTTTGATAAAGGAAGTGTACCTACTCACGTAGTAAGAACACCCGACAATAACTATTTAATGTATCCTTATCCTGATAAATCATATGTAATAAAGTTTGATTACTTTACGTATCCTACAGACATGGCTGCATATGGAGACACAACAACTATACCTGACAGATTTGCTGCAGTTATAGTAGATGGTGCAACTGCATTTATTTATCAATATAGAGGTGAGCTACAACAGTATGGCATAAACTTTGAAAGATTTGAACAAGGTATAAAAAATATGCAAAGTTTATTAGTTAATAGATATGAGTATTTAAGGTCTACATATATACCTTCAAAAGGTTATGTAGGAAATTCAAAAACAGTATTACGAGTTAATTAATGCCTGATCAGTCACAAGTACAACCGTTTTCTTTTAACTGTGAAGGCGGTTTAGTTTTAAACAAGTCTACGTTTATTATGGAACCCGGACAGGCACTAGAGTTAACTAACTTTGAGCCAGACGTTGAAGGTGGATACAGACGTATTAATGGTTTTAAACCTTACGTGTATCAACAAGTTCCTGAGACTACACTAAGCAGTGAACCAATTTTAATGTCTGCGTTGTTTAATAACTATATTCTTTCTGCTAGAGGTGAGAAGATATATAGTTCAGCTAGTACAACGCTAAGGCAAAAGATTACTGCATCTACTGCTATGACAGGATCTGGAACTATTAATGTAAGTTCTACTACTTCATTTAGTTCTAGTGGTACTGTAGGTATTAACTCAGAAATATTTACATATACAGGTAAGACAGCTACAACTCTTACTGGTGTTACACGGGCTACTAGTAGTACAACTGCTGCTGCACACGCAGCGTCAGATACTGTATCCGAAAGTTGGACAGTAAGAGATACAGGAAGAACATCTGCTTCTAGATACAGATTTGAAAGATTTAACTTTGATGGCAACGATAAGTTTATTTTAGTAGATCAAGTTAATGCACCAACTGTATTTAATGCATCTCTTTCTGCAACTGATGTTTCTACTTCTTCTGTATCAGGTGCTAAAAACGTAGCTGCATTTAAAAATCATATGTTTTACTCTGGAATGTCGAGTACTCCTCAAGAGATTGTCTTTAGTAAACCTTTTGATGAAGATGATTTTACTTCTGCTGATGGTGCAGGTAGTATTAAAGTTGACGATACGATTGTAGGAATTAAAGTTTTCCGTGAGGATTTATTTATCTTTTGTGAAAACAGAATATTTAAACTGTCAGGAACTTCCAGTACTAACTTTGCAGTTACACCTGTTACTCGTAACATTGGTTGTGTAAATGGAGATACAATACAGGAATTTGCTGGTGACTTAATATTCTTAGGTCCAGATGGACTACGTACTATTGCTGGTACTGCAAGAATTGGTGACGTTGAGTTAGGTACAATTAGTTCTAATGTTCAATCTATATTTAGAGAAAACCTTAGTGACTCAGTAAACTTTACATCATTAGTTATACCTGACAAGACACAATACAGAATATTTTTCTCTAAAGATGGTGGCGCACAAGCTGCTACATTAGGAGTTATATGTGTACTAAAAGGACAGAACTTTGAGTTTTCACAAATAAAAGGTATACGTCCTAATTGTACAGACAGTGTTGTAGAAGCAGGAAATGTTATACCTGTACATGGTGGTTTTGATGGGTACGTATATAGACAAGACCAAGGTGATACATTTAATGGTGCTTTAGTTCAAGCTAAGTATCGTAGTCCTGATCTTACCTTTGGAGATCCGGGCATTAGAAAACACATGCAAAGGGTAAATATTAACTACGCACCTGAATCAACTATTGACGCAGATATGTTTGTACGCTATGATTACGAAGATGCAAACTCCACACGACCTGCAGCGTATGCGTTAGATAGTTTAAATGTTGGTGGTGTATATGGAGCATCAGCTACCACGTATGGCGTAGCAGCATACGGTGGTCCTTCATCACCAATCGTTAGAAAGTCAGTAGAGGGTTCAGGCTTTGCTGTAGCATTAAGAGTAGAAGATGGGGCCAATTCAACTGGTCCATATTCATTAAAAGGATTTCAAATGGAGTTTCAATTAGGGGCTAGAAGATAATGGGTGCAACCTATACAAGACAATCAACTTACGCAGATGGAGATACCATAACTGCGGCACATACAAATAATGAGTTTGACCAACTCTTAGCTGCTTTTGCATCAAGTTCAGGACACACTCACGATGGTACAGCAGCAGAAGGTGGACCTATTACATCATTATTAGGTAACACGCTTACCTTTGGGGCCGCTACTGCAGGTACAGACATTACGATTACCTTTGACGGTGAAACTAATGATGGTGTACTTAAATGGATGGAAGACGAAGACTACTTTGAGTTTTCTGATGATATACTTATTGCTTCTACTGAAAAAATACAATTTGGTGATACTGCTAGTTTTATACACCAAAGTTCTGATGGTGTTCTTAGAATAGATGGTGAAGCAACAGTAGATATTAACGCATCTACAGCCGTGCTTGTTAGCAATGATTTAAAATTAGATAGTGATGCGGCTGTATTAGGTATGGGTGTTGACAATGATGTTACTTTAACCCACGTTGCTGACACAGGTATATTATTAAATAGCACTAGACAATTACAATTTGGTGACAGTGGTACATACATACATCAATCTGCAGATGGTGTACTTGACTTAGTATCTGACACAGAGATTGAAATAAACGCTACAACCATAGATATAAATGGTGCAGTAGATGTTAGTGGTGAAATAGCTGCAGCTTCCTTAGACATCTCAGGAGACATAGACGTTGATGGTACTACAAACTTAGATGTTGTAGATATTGATGGCGCAGTTGATATGGCTACAACACTGGCTGTTGCAGGTAACGTAGATTTTAATGGTGACCTTGATGTAGATGGAACAACAAACCTTGACGCAGTAGACATTGACGGAGCCGTACAGCTAGATTCTACACTTACTGTAGGTGCTAATGACCAAGGCTACGATGTAATACTTTACGGTGATACAGCATCAGCCAACCTAACTTGGGATACATCAGCAGATGACTTGATCTTCAACGGTGCAGCAGGACTTATTGTTCCTGATGGACAGCTTACTTTAGGTAGTACAGCAGTATCCGCAACTGCAGCAGAGATTAACTTAATTGATGGCGGTACATCAAGAGGCACAACTGCCGTAGCTTCAGGTGACGGTATCCTCATCAATGACGCTGGCACAATGCGTATGACTAACGTAGATACTGTGTCTACATACTTCTCTAGTCACAATGTTGGTGGCGGTAATATTGTTACAACAGGTGCATTAAACTCAGGATCTATTACATCTGGGTTTGGGTCTATAGATATAGGATCTAGTGCCTTATCAACAACAGGTTCTGTTACACTAGGGGCTACATCTTTTGGTGATAATGCTATAACAAATGTTGGAGATATTGCCCTTGATTCAATAAGTGCTGACGGCACAGACATTAATGTAGCAGTATCTGATAACTCAGCTACAGCCCTTACAATTAAACAAGGGTCAGATGCTTATCTTATAATTGATACTGGTAACAGCAGTGAGTCTGTATCTATTGGTACAGGTATATCTGGTACAGCTATTACTATAGGACACGGTACATCTGAAGTTACTTTTGGAGACAATGTTACAGTAACAGGTGATTTTACTGTCAACGGCACAACTACTACAGTTTCTACAACTAATATGGTAGTGGCAGATAACCTTATTGAACTTAACAACGGTGCAACATCTAACGCTAACGACAGCGGTATTGTTATTGAACGAGGTTCAACAGGCGACAACGCTATCTTTATGTGGGATGAAAGTGCAGATACATTTGTAGTAGGTACAACAACAGCTACAGGATCTTCAACAGGAAATCTTACTGTTACTGATGGCGCACTACAAGCTGGTTCTCTTGATATTTCTGGTAACATAGATATAGATGGTACAGCCAACTTAGATATAGTTGATATAGACGGTGCTGTAGATATGGCATCAACACTACAAGTTGATGGTGTTGCAACCTTTACTGGTAGAGACATTCATAGTGGTGGTATTACTATTGCTAATGCTGGACAAATTGGTTCAGTTGGAGATGCAGATGCAATCGCCATTGCAAGTGACGGTGTAGTAACACTTACACAAAAATTAATAGGCACAGAATTAGACATATCTGGCAACATAGATGTAGACGGTACAACTAACTTAGACGTTGTAGACATTGACGGTGCAGTAGATATGGCATCTACTCTAACTCTTGCAGGAAATGCAGACTTCAATGGTGACTTAGATGTAGACGGTACATCAAACCTTGATGCAATAGATGTAGATGGTGCGGCTAATTTTGCGGCAGACGTTACCTTTGCAGATGGTGCAGATATTATTACTGCTTCAGCAGGAACATCTAACTTCAGAGCAGGGGTAAATGCTGGTAATTCAATACAATCTGGCGGTAACTACAATACTGTTGTGGGTGACGAAGCTGGTACTGCAATTACGACTGGAGATAACAACACAGCAGTTGGGTATGGAGCTTTAGACGCAAACACTACAGCATCTAACAACACAGCAGTTGGTAAATCTTCTTTAGGAGCAAACACAACAGGTTCTTCCAATGTAGCAATAGGTGAAAGTGCTTTAGATGCTAATACTACAGGTACAAATAATACTGCTGTAGGTAATGGTGCTTTAGGAGCAGAAGTTGCAGGACAGTTTTCAGTTGCTATTGGTAATAATGCTTTGATGACTCAAAGTAATGGTTCATCTACAGATGTTTACAACACAGCAGTAGGGCTTAACGCAGGCAAATTAATAACCACAGGCTCACTTAACACTCTTATTGGTGCTGTGTCTGGTGATGCACTAACTACAGGAGGGCAAAATGTAGCTGTTGGGCAAAATTCTTTAACAAGTGCTACTACATCAGGTAACAACACAGCTATTGGTTATGCTTCTATGTTGGCGACTACTACAGGGGGTCAGAATACGGCAGTTGGAGCGCAAGCACTAGATGCTAATACTACAGCGGCTGGCAATACGGCTGTTGGTTACAACGCTTTAGGAGCCAACACTACTGGAACTCAAAATGTTGCAGTTGGCCAAAATGCATTAGATGCTCAAACAAATGGTAATTATAATGTTGGAGTTGGTGATAATTCTTTAACTAGCAATACCTCAGGAAGTAGTAATACTGCTATGGGACAAGCTGCATTACAAAACAACACAACAGCAGATAATAATGTTGGTATAGGTAGAAATGCTTTACAGCTTAATACTACAGCAGGTAATAATACTGCGGTTGGTTTTCAAGCTTTAGCAGTAAACACTACAGGCGATACCAACTCTGCTTTTGGAAAAGATTCGATGTTAGCTAACACTACAGGAACAAACAACACTGCGTTGGGGACACGAACTTTGCAGTCCAACACTACCGCAGCTAACAACGTAGCCGTTGGAGATTTAGCATTAGGGGCTAACACTACAGGGGCTCAGAATACAGCTGTTGGTACAAATTCTTTAGACGCAAACACTACAGGTTCAGATAATGTAGCAGTTGGAATAAATGCTTTAGGAACTAGTGACACAGGTAGTAGAAACGTGGCTGTTGGTAGAGCCGCATTAGGAGCGCATAATCCAAGTGGTGCTCAAGATGGTTATAACGTAGCAATGGGATATGATGCATTAACAACTAGCACAACGGCAACCCGTAATACTGCGGTGGGTGGTTTGGCTATGAGAGTATCAACAACAGGTGCAGAAAATGTAGCCGTAGGTTATTCATCTATGGTAGCAAACACAACAGGAAACAGAAATGCTGCACTAGGCGATACTGCATTAGATGCAAACACTACAGGTTCAGACAACACAGCACTAGGTAATGGTGCTTTAGGTGCTAACACTACAGCAAATAACAACACAGCAGTTGGTGCTGGGGCATTGTTAGACAACACTACAGGAGCGCAGAACACAGCGGTTGGTAGAAGTGCATTAGCCAATCTAACTACAGCCGTTAGTAATGTTGCTCTTGGTCAAGCCGCAGGTGTAAATTGTACAACAGGAACTGAAAATGTATTTGTTGGTAATAATGTAGCAGCCGCTTTAACAACAGCTCAGCAATGTATTATTATCGGAGATAATGCGGCTGCAGGTGGTGCAATGACAGGCAATAACTGTGTGGTGGTGGGAGACAACTCAGGATATAATCTTACTGGCAGTGTTTCTAGTGTAACTATTGTTGGTGGACAAGCTGGTGGAAATATGACTAGTTCCGCAAACTGTTTAATACTTGGTTTTAATGCAGGGATTACAGGAAGTCCCGGAGGAAATATAACAACAGCGGATAATAACATTTGTTTAGGCGATGAAAACATACAGAACGCACACATCCAAGTAGATTGGACAGTAGCTTCAGACAAACGAGATAAGACAGATGTAGAGCCAGTTAAGATGGGTTTAGACTTTGTTAAAGAACTAGAGCCTGTTACATATCGTTGGGATAAAAGAAGTAAGTATGTAGATTTATCAGATGATACTATAGACTTAGATGACGTTGTACATGACGGAACACATAAAGAAGATTGGTCTGACATAGGTTTCTTGGCACAAGACGTAGAAGTTCTTGAAGAAAAATATGGACATAAAATAGCTGATAAAACTAATTTAACAACAAGTATTACAGAGGATGGTAAACAGTATGGCATCCAGTACAGCAAATTTGTACCTATCCTCGTTAAATCAATACAAGAACTATCAACCAAACTAGATGCGGCACTAGATCGTATTGAAGAACTAGAAGGATAAATAAAATGGCTAGAACTACAGAAGAAAAAGCAAAAGATTACACAGCAATGGGTCACTCAATAGACCTTATTAATGCTGTGATAGCTGGCAACAGCATGGCTGATAGATCAGCCGCATATAGGCAATCAGCAGTAGACAGAAATGTTGAGCATCTTGAGCTAATGAAAGCTAAATCTGATTGGGGTAGTGAGTCAATGACGGCTACAACCAATGCTATTACAGCAGGTAAAGGGTACACTGCTTCTTAAAAGGAATAACCTTATGACTACTGCAGAACAAAACAACAGTTGGCATCTTAGCAAGTCTGTACCTGTAACACTTATAGTAGCACTTGTACTACAAGCAGCCGCCATCGTGTGGACTGTATCACAAATGCAATCTAGCATTGAAGCTAATGCAACAAACCTCATCAGATTAG